CATGTCGTGACGGTGCGGCCGAACGTCGAAAAAGGCACGGCCTTTGTGCGTTTTGCGATGGCGTTAGTCAGTGGCCGTGGCGATTCGATGCGAGCGATCGAATTCGCCAAACGGTTCAAGGATTCCACGCCGGAAGTTGAGCTAATGGTGAAGGCCGCCGTAGCACCAGGCGATACCGCAACGCCAGCGTGGGCCGGCGCCTTGGTGCAGATGAATAACGCCACGGATGAATTCCTGGCGTTACTCCGTCCGGCCACGATCCTCGGTAAAGTCCCTGGCCTGCGGCAAGTCCCGTTCAATACGCAAGTACCCGTGCAGACTGGCGGCGGTACATATGCATGGGTGGGCCAGGGTGCAAGTAAGCCAGTGGGTAAGTTAGCTCTAACCACTATTGGACTTGGATTCAGCAAGGCCGCCGGGATCATTGTGATCACGGTTGAACTGGCGAAACTATCATCGCCATCGGCCGAGGCTGTTGTCCGTGGCGACATGATCGCGGGAATGTCGCAATTCCTTGATTTGCAGTTCATCGATCCGGCCGTGGCGTTGGTGCCCAATATCTCACCGGCCTCGATTACCAATGGCGCCGGAACGGCCGCATCCAGCGGTAATCCGTACACCGATCTACATACGATCGCGGCGTACTTCGCCACCAATAACATTCCGCTCGCCGGGATGACATTGATCATGTCCGAGACAAACGCGCTATCCGCCGGGATGGCGCGAGATTCAATGGGAAATAAGCTGTTCCCTGGCCTCGGCGCCACCGGCGGAAACGCCGAAGGTTTCACCGTGGTTACGTCTAATGCGGCCGGTGGCAATGTGATTGGCGTGCATCCTCCCGGCATTCTCTACGCGGACGAAGGCGGAGTACAGATCGACGTATCGACAGAGGCTTCGCTGATGATGGACTCGGCGCCGGTACCGGGAACAACGCCGTTTACGTCATTGTGGCAAAACAATCTCATCGGCCTTCGTGCCGAACGGATGATCAATTGGAATAGGGCACGGCCGAATTCCGTGTATTACCTCACGGCCGCCGCCTATGTGCCATCCGGTGGCGCATTGGTTGCGCAGGCTACCGGCTCACCAGCGCCGAGGCCGCAAGCTAGTCCGGCCGTTAAGCAATGAACCTGTTCGGTCTGACCATTACCCGTGCGGCCGCCAGGCAAGTATCGGCGGCCGCACGCGTGCCGGTGCGCGGGACCGGTGGCTTGTACAACTTACTGTCCACGGTCCGCGAACCGTATACCGGCGCCTGGCAACAGAACCAGGAGATTCGCGCCGATACCGTTCTGGCCTCTCCGGCCGTCTATTCGTGCGTCAGTTTGATCGCGGCGGATATCTCGAAACTCGGCCTCCGATTAGTCGCGGTGGATGCGGCCGGAATCTGGAGGCCGGTGGAGGCCGCCGCGTTTTCTCCCGTCCTGCGGAAACCGAATCGTTACCAAACCAGGATTAAGTTCATCGAGCAATGGGTAACCTCGAAGCTAGTGACTGGCAATACCTACGTGCTTAAGCAGCGATCGAATCGCAACACGATCGACGCGTTGTACGTATTGGATCCGTCTCGGGTAACACCGTTAGTGGCGCCGGATGGCTCTATCTACTATGAATTGAAACGGGATGATCTCTCGGGTATTCCGGATTCCGCCGTGAGGCCTGGCGGAACGACGATACCGGCCTCGGAAATCATCCACGATTCGATGATCTGTTTATTCCATCCGTTGATCGGCATCAGTCCGATCTATGCGTGTGGCCTCTCGGCCATGCAAGGCTTGCAGATTCAAGCGAACAGCAACAACTACTTCAGTAACGGCGCGCAACCGGGAGGCATCCTCACGGCACCGCAAGAGATAGGTGATGAAGTAGCCGCACGATTGAAATCGGAATGGGTAACAAGCTTCACCGGCGCCAACGCCGGGAAAGTAGCGGTCCTGGGAGACGGCCTGCACTATGAGCCATTGGCGATGTCCGCCGTGGAATCGCAATTGATCGAGCAATTGAAATGGACGGCGGAAACCGTCTGTAGTTGTTTCCATGTACCCGTCTGGAAAATCAACGTCGCTGAGATGCCATCCGGCCTCACGAATATCGAGGCTCTGAATCAGCAATACTACTCGGACTGCTTACAGCAATTGATTGAGAACCTCGAGCTATGCCTGGATGAAGGCCTGGAGTTACCGAAGCCATACGGAACAAAATTCGATCTCGATGACTTACTCCGGATGGATTCGTCCACGCGTGCCAAGGTGGCCGCCGATGGCGTGGGCGCCGGAGTGCTATCGCCCAACGACGCACGGAAACGCTACTTTAACCTCGGCGCCGTGATAGGTGGCGATACGCCATATTTGCAACAACAAAACTTCTCGCTAGAGGCGTTGGCCAAACGAGACGCGATGGACGATCCCTTTGCCGGATCGCCCGATGCTGGCGCCGTTGTGCAACGCCTATTCTCGGCCAAGCCTCCGGCGGACGATCCGACGTTTGCCGAACGGCTAGCCGAGTCCGTCAACCGCAAATGTATAGCAGCGGGTTTGTATGAATCCTGAGGCTATCGCTGATGTGATTGTGTCCACGGTCCAGCGTTCGATCGCGCCAATCCTCGGCCGTCTCGATACACTGGAACGGCAGGCCGCCACGGTACCCGAACGTCTGGCCGCCATCGAAACCCGTGAGTTACCGCCAGGGCCGATAGGTCCGGCCGGTGAACGTGGCGCCGATGGCGCACCGGGCGCACCTGGCAAGGACGGCGTAGGCTTCGATGATCTCTCCGTGGACTTCGATGGCGATCGCACGATCGCGTTGAAGTTTTCGCGGGATGGCGTCACTAAGAGTTATCCGATTACGATTCCTTTCCTCCGCTACCAAGGCGTCTGGCAGAACGATTACGCCTATGTCATAGGCGATATCGTGACCTCCGGTGGCGCTGCGTGGCATTGCCAGAAACCTACCACGCTACGGCCAGGAGACTCGGTAGACGCCTGGCGGCTCATGGTGCGCAAGGGCCGAGACGGCAAGGACGCCGGCCGATGAATCTGCTACTCACGCTGGCGCAAGCCAAGGAACATCTCCGGATTACCGACAGTGATCACGATACCGAAGTCCAGAGTAAGACGGACTCGGCGGCCGCGATTATTTCGGACTATGTGAGTAGCGGCCGCACGCGATGGGATACGCCATTACCGGCCACGGACTCTGACGGTTGGATCATCATGCAGACGGCCGCGTTGGAGTTACTGGCCTCGATGTACGAACATCGCGGCGACGATTACGGCGTGAATGCTCCTGATGAGGAAGTCTGGAACGCCATCCGGCGGAAACTGTCTCGGCTCCGCGATCCGGCGTTTGCGTGAGTTATGGCGATCGGAGCCTATCGACACAAGGTGGCCGTGAGTAATCCTGGCGGCTATACGCCGGATGGCGATGGCGGATTTGTGTCTGGCTACGTCCCTGCTACGCCTCCGGTGATTGACGCCTCGATTCAATCGGCCACGGCCAGAGATCTCGAACGCGTCACGGCCGGTACCGTCCTGGCCACGGCCACGCATCTTATCCGTTCCCGATTCCATCCGGAGATTACGACGGCTACGCGGCTCACGTTCAAAGGCCGGACGTTTGAAGTCCAATCGGTGCAGAACGTAGACGAGAGAGATATCGCCTTGGTCATGATTTGCGCCGAGGTGATCTCGCCAGGCGTAGCCGGCGCCGTGGAAATGCATTTACCGACGCCTCCAAATATCGATCGGTGGACGTGAATGGCGAGAGGTAATCGTTTCGAATTCCACGGGATGGCCAAGTTTCGAGAGGCGTTGCGCAACTTGCCCTATGAGTTACGCAACGAGGCCACGGTGATAGTGGAGGATTCGGCCAAGGCCGCGAAAGAGGAGATGGCCGCGAAGTATCCGATTAGTCTCGGCCGCAAACGCCGAGGCCGATTCATCCCTGGCGGCCAGTTACGCAAGGGATTAAAACTCGAATACCGAGGCGGACAAACGCCGTTCGGTGCGTGGGTCACCGTCCGCAATACGGCGCCACACGCCAACATCTTTGAGAACGGCACCGAGTTACGGACTACGGCCACCGGCGCCGAACGCGGTTCCGCGAAGCCTGGCCGCGTCTTTGTCCCGATTGCGATTAAGCATCGGCGCCGGATGAATCGGCAATTGATGCGTATGCTCGAATCGCATGGCTTACTCGTGACTGGCGATGGCGATCTCTGACGCCTCGGCCGTTGATGCGGCCATCTGTGCGTTACTCGCCAACGATGCGGCATTGGCGGCCGCCATGCCGGATGGCGTGTGGTTCGATGTGGCCGCACCTGGCACGCAGCAATTTGT